AGCCCGGCCGCGGCACCGGCAACCCCGGCGAGCTGGTCAGGCGTGCAGGAGGGGCAGCTGCTGACGAACGGAGACGGGTCACCGTACAAGGTGGTCGGGTTCAGCAAGAGCGGCAACCCGATCGTGTCGAATGGCGTCTCAACGAAGGTGATCTATCCCGACGACGCGGCGGACTGGGGGCTGGGCAAGATCAAGAGCCCGGTGGCAGCGGCACCCGGCCCACAGAGCGCGGGCGGCATCAAGGTCGGGCAGACGGTGTGGGACGCGGATAACGGCAGCCCGCTGATGGTGACCGGGATCACCGACAAGGGCAAGCTGATCCTGACGGACATGGAGACGGGTAAGCCGCTGGCCACAAAGCTGAGCCCGTCCAGCAAGCTCATCACGACGATCAAGCCGGGCGAGAAGGTGCCGATCACGCCGTACCACACGCCGAAGCCGCCGAGCGCGACCGAAATCGACGTGGGCAACCTGTCGCAGGTGCCGGGACCGCGCGCGAGCGACAGCACGTGGATCAGGTGGATGAACACGAACTGGCCGAGCCCGGCGTGGACACCGGCGCAGGAGAAGGCGATCCAGTACTACACGGGCAGCTGGGCAGGCGAGGTGAACGGACAGCTGCGTCGAGCGGGCGGTGATCTGGAGAAGGTGAGCGCGAAGGCACGAGCGAAAGCACTGGATGCGGCGATCAACGCGAGCCCGGCTCCGACGCAGCTCGTGGTGGTGCGTGGAACGGGATCGAGCGGGCTGCGGAAGCTAATACCGGGGATCGGGCGCGGCGACGAGCTGACAGCCGACCAGGTGAAGTCGCTGATCGGGCAGGAGGTCAGCGACGAAGGATACCTGAGCACGAGCGTCGGGAACATCGTGTTCGACAAGGTGGTGCAGTGGAACATCACGGTGCCGAAGGGGACACCGGCGGCGTGGGTGACGAAGCTGAGCCAGTACGGGGAAGCCGAGAAGGAAGTCCTGCTGGGGCGGGAGACGAAGATGCTCATCACCGGAGCGCGCAAGGCGAACGGAAAGCTCATCATCGACGCGGAGGTGACCGGATGACCAAGCCGAGGCCCGGAAGCGGGTTTGACGACGAGCCGGAGTTCCAGCCGGTGGGACAGGGCGTACAGAACGTGGACGGCAGCTGGATGAGGGACGCGAACGGACGGCTCATCACCCGGAAGGTGACGCCGACGACAGAGGAGAGAGGCAGCGAGATGCTGACGATGAAGAGCGCGCTGCGGATCGCGCGAGACACGCAATTCCCGGAGTTGGAGCAGGCGCTCCTGGTCGAGAAGGACGCGGGTGCCGACTTTGTGAGCGTGACGCCGAACGACACGATGACGGACCTGACGGTGCAGCAGCCGAGCGGGATCATGGTGGCGTGGATGCTGCCGGAGGAGTACGGCACGACCCTAACCGTGGAAGGCGGGGTGACCGATCACCACGTGACGCTGAGCTACCTGGGGGACGTGACAGCGCTGAGCGCCGACGACCAGAGGCGACTGATCGGGGTGGTGGCCGAGGTCGCGAGCAGGCACGAGGGCGTGGCGGGGACCATCGGCGGGACGGGGACGTTCGACAACGACGACAACCTGGTGTGGTGGGCGGGGGTGCATATCCCGGACCTGGGGGTGATCCAGGAGGACCTGGAGACGGCGCTGGCCGGGGCAGGGTTCACGAACGCGAGCAGCTACGCCGACGAGCCGTGGACCCCGCACGTGACGCTGGCGTATCTGCCGGCGGGCAGCGAAGCGCCGAACATCGACGTGGCCCCATTCGAGGCGGTGGTGGACTGTCTGACGGTCGCCATCGGCGGGACGCGGTACGACCTGCCGTTGCAGCCGATCAACTGGCAGGAGCAGGCACCGAACACCGGCGAGACGGTGAGGCCGGACGGCGGAATCGAGATGCCGCCGAGGATCGTGACGCCGTTCGTGCCGAGCGTGCTGAGCAAGGGCAAGGTGCGGAAGGACGAGACGGGCATCAGCGTGAACCCGGCGACCGGCGAGGAGTGGCGGTACACGCTGGGGCCGGTGTACATCCCGGGCGAGATGGACGCGCACGGAGACAGTGTGGACCCGGACGTGCTGGAGCTGGCGATCCACGACTACGTGAAGAGCGGCGACCGGCTGATAAGGATGCAGCACGACATCGACACCATCGCAGGCGAGTGGGTGGGGCTGCTGGTGTGGCCGTGGGAAGTGGACATGCCGGTGACGGACCCGGACACCGGCGAGGAGACGGTGCAGCACTTCCCGGCGAACACGCCGTTCATGGGGGTGGAGTGGACGCCCGATGTGTGGGAAGACGTGAAGGCGGGGAAGATCAGGGGCTACAGCCTGGGGGGCATCGCGGACTTCTTCACGGTGGACCTGTACGACGACGAGGGCGAGCCGCTGACGACGCTGGAGAACGCGAAGTACAGCGCGGACGACCGGAAGGCGATGGCCAAGAAGGGTCAGGCGATGCCGGACGGGAGCTACCCGATCGGAGACAAGGCCGACCTGGCGAACGCGATCAAGGCGGTGGGCCGCGGCGGCGGGAGCCACAACGCGATCCGCGCGTTCATCATGCGGCGCGCGCGAGCACTCGGAGCGACGGGGAGCATCCCGATCAACTGGAAGGCAGACGGCAGCCTGAAAGAGTGACCGCAAACAGGCGTCGGCGTGTCACGTTGGGCGTGGATAACCTGCGTCCATAAAGTCGCACGCGGAGGGACCTGATGCCGAAGATGCGGAAGCTGCGAATGGATGAGGTGTCCGGCGTGGACTACCCCGCCCATCTGCACAACGGATTCAGCGTCGTGAAGTCCGTAGACAACCACAAGGCTGCCGCGTTTATGCGCGCGGCAGGGAAGGAGTTCGCCATGCCGACCAAGGCAACCGCGAAGTCGCTTGCCGAGGCGTCGCCTGACGAGATTGCCGAGGTCGCAAAGGCACTCACGCCCGAGCAGCTTCAGCCGATCATCGAGGCGGTCAATTCGGTGGTCGAGGACGCGATCAAGGGTGGCGGCGACGGCACGGACGGCGGAGACACGCCTCCCGCGAAGCCGAAGCCACCCGCACCCGGAACCGATGTGCAGGCCGAGAAGGAGCTGGACGGCTCCGAAGGCGGCGACGGCGGCGCAGCCCCCGACGCACCGGACACCGGCGAGGAGGACGAAGAGGACGAGGACCAGAAGCTGTTCAAGGCGCTCGGCGGCAACCAGGCGGCGGTCGCGATCGTGAAGAGCTTCCAGGCGCAGGTCCAGAAGGCTCAGCGCGACGCGGCCGAGGCGAAGCGCGTGAGCGAGGTGGAGAAGGCGCTCAGGCTCGACACGCAGGCGATCCAGAAGAGCCGCGACGCGTACCCGCACCTGGGCATCGACCACGCGACCGTGGCACCGGCGGTTCGCAAGTTCAAGGATGCCGACCCGAAGACGGGCGCGGTGATCGAGAATCTGCTGAAGAGCCTCGAAGGCCAGGCCGAGAGCGCGCAGCTCTTCAAGGAGCTGGGCACGCCGGGCGGCGGCATGGAGACGGACGCCTACCAGAAGGTGGAGGCACTCGCGGCCGACATCATGAAGGAAGAGGGCGTCACGAAGGCCGTGGCGATCAACAAGGCTCTGGAGCGCCAGCCGGAGCTTTTCACCGAGTACCGGAAGGGGAACTAGGCCATGGCCACGGAGTTCATCCACAGCGCCCAGACGGTCACCCGTGTCGCCGGAGCCGACCTCTCCACGAGCCAGTACAAGTTCGTGAAGCTGGACGCAAGCGGCAACGCGGTGCCGATCACGGCAACGACCGATGTGCCGTTCGGCCTCCTGCTCAACGCACCGAAGGACGGCAGCGAGGCGCACATCGCGCTGACCGCGGTCGGCCTGAAGGCGATGGCGGGCGGAGCGATCGCGATCGGAGACACGCTCGGCGTCGCAAGCGACGGCCGAGTGGTCAAGGTCACGGTCGGAACGGACACCACGAAGTACATCGTGGGGAGGGCGGAGAAGGAAGCCGCCGGAGCCGCGAACATCATCATCCAGATCGTCGTGAACACGCTCACGCCGCGGCTGGCTGCATAGGAAGGGGGGATAGCAGATGCCTACCAACTACAACCTGGCGAATGACGTCCACGTTGACGCATTCCTCAGCAACATCTCGGTCGCCTACTTCCAGGACCCGGACCGCTACGTGGCGGACAAGGTGTTCCCAAGGGTGCCCGTCCAGAAGAAGAGCGACTTCTACTGGAAGTTCGACAAGGCGGACCTGCTGCGAGACGAGGCCGAGCGCCGCGCCGAGCTGGCACCGGCAGCCGAGGTCAACGCGAAGCTGGACAAGGACAGCTACGAGACGTACGAGTACGCCGCGAAGCGCCTCATCAGCGACGAGGTGATGGCCAACTACGACCAGCCCCTCGACCCGCGCCGCAACGCGATCCAGGTCGTGACGCAGAAGCTCCGCACCCGGTTGGAGCGTCAGTTCGCTGACGACTTCTTCGGGACGGGCAAGTGGGCCACGGATCACACCGGCGTCGCCAGCAACCCGAGCGGCACCGGCTTCCTCCAGCTCGACCTGGCGAACAGCTCGCCGCTCGACCTGGTGGCAGCGATGCAGGAGGACGTGGCGAGCGCAGGCTACGAGGCGAACACCCTCGTGGTGGGCCGCAAGGTCTGGAGCGTGCTCAGGCGGCACCCGGAAATCATCGACCTCATCAAGTTCGATGGCCAGGGCGGCGGCGGAACGCGACAGCAGCTCACCGAGCAGGCCGTCGCGGGCATCCTCGACGTGGACCGGCTGCTCGTGGCGCGAGCCGCGTACAACAGCGCGCAGGAGGGCGCGGCCGACAACTACCAGGACATCATCGGTAACTCGATGCTGCTGGTGTACACGACCGACGCCCCGGCGCTGGAGACGGCGACCGCCGGGTACATCTTCGAGTGGACCGGCATCAGCGACGGAATCGGCACGAACATCGCCACGAAGGAGTACCGGATCGAGGAGAGGAGCGCGACGGCCATCGAGAGCAAGATCGCGTTCGTCAACAAGATCGTGGCTCCCGACCTGGGATCGTTCGCGACGAGCGTCCTGTCGAGCTGACGCGCAGAGAACACAGCGGGAATTGGCCCCTGGCCCCGAGCGGGGCTGGGGGCCATTCTTGTGAAGGAGAGAGGCGATGAGCACGTACAGCTACAGCCCGCCGGTCGGCGGCGTCTTCACGGCGCAGAAGGACGAGGTGCGGTTCCTGCTGAACGACACCACGCCGAGCGCGCCGTACAGCGTGAGCGACGAGGAGATTCAGTACCTGCTGGTGCAGGCGGGCAATGACGTGTATCAGGCGGCGAGCCGAGCCGCGAGGCGCATGGCGACGGCGTACGCGAAGAGCGCGGGCAGCACGAAGCGCGTGGGGAACCTGGCGCTGACGAAGGACGCGGCGGCGCAGGCCGCGGCGTACAACGCGCTGGCGGAGGAGCTGGCGAGCGGTGACGGCGACGACGCACCGATGATGGGGAACGCCATCGCGTGCGACGGGCCAGGGCCGTTCTGGGAGAGGCAGTTCGACAACCCCGAAGCCGGGGGAAGCGGCGGACAGCACTACGACGTGTTCGCGCACCCGCTGTACGAGGAGGGTTGAGAACGGTGGCGGTGGACCCGGAGCTGCTGGAGCTGATGCCGAGCCAGCTGACACTACAGCCACCGGCCGACCAGGACGTGTTCGGGCAGAAGACGTACGGCGAGCCGGTGAACGTGGAGCACGCGCACATCGAGTACCAGGAGGTGTACGTGAAGAGCGACCCCGGCAAGGCGGTCTTCGCGCAGGGGACGATCTACCTGGACGACGTGTACCCGGTGGACACCGAATGGCTGGTGACGGTGCCGCCTGGAGGGCCGTACGGCCAGGTGGTGAAGATCGTGAAGGTGGAGCAGTACGAGGACGAGAACGGGCCCTACAGCACGGTGCTCTACATCGGGAGGCGGTGAACAGCGATGGCGGAGGACCTGCATATTCTGTGGAACAACCGGCAGCTGACGAGCCTGCTCACGAACGGAATATCCGCGACGCCGGACGAGCTGGCGCAGGCGATGAGCGGCGAGGGGCAGATCATGCTGCGGAACAGCACGCGGCTGGCCCCATGGCTGAACAGGGTGCTGATCGGGAGCGCGACGCTGCTGCCGCCGGAGATTCAGGGCAGCAAGGTGACGGTGAAGTTCGGATACGGCGGCAGCGCGAGCAAGTACGCGCTGATCCAGCACGACGCCGAATGGGCGAAGAAGAAGCGCAAGCCGGGGCGGCAGTGGCACTACCTGCTGGACGCGGTGAACGCGCGCGTGCCGATGATGAGCAACAGCATCTACACGCGGCTCCAGCGCATCCTGGCCGCGAAGAAGGGGTGACCGGAGATGTGGCTGGAGGACCTGGCGCAGCACCTGGAGGAGACGGGGCACGGCACCCGAGGGAAGAGCATCATCATTGGCCGGCTGGATGACAGCAAGCTGGCCGAGAGCCCGATGATCGGGCTGATGATCGAGCCGGGGAACGTCTACTTCACGCAGGGGGTGAAGGGCGCGGCCGTGCGGCAGCCGATGATCCAGCTGAGCAGCAGGGCCGAGGACTACATCGACGCGTGGAACGCCATCGAGGGAGCATGGAACGAGCTGGGCCAGATCGAGAACATGACGATCGGGGGGACGCGGTTCCTGGTGGTGAAGGCGCAGGGGGATATCGAGGACAACGACCGAGACGAGAAGGACCGACAGGAGTTCGTGGCGCACATGGAGGTATGGCTGTGACCGTGCAGCTGGGCGACGCACTCGCCGCATTGGAAGGGTGTCTAAACAGCAGCATCGCGTTGACCGG